TGTGTAGGATATGTAAGCATCCCAGTCATATTGAGTCATTCGTATATTCATGTTTATTGTTTTAGGCCTAACCGCTGCAAAAACAGGTGAAGTATATATTGGACCAGGAGTGAATCCACTTCTATTCGTTATGAAAGTGTTTGACGCATATGTGCCAGTTTGCAATGTCCAATAAACTTTGTTTTGAATAGTTGTTGAAGCGATCACTCCAATCATGATAATGCTCCAATTAATAACCAATTATCAGCAACGCTCGTTTTATAAAGAGTAGCGGCTTCATATTGATTCGCTATGTTCTTCTTACTGCCAACACTCAGTATAGTTACACCAGATCCTTGAGCAAAAGTTACAGCACCAGTTCCATATCTAAAGAATATAATACTAGTTCCAGCAGGAAATAATACGCTTGAATCAGGTGGCACTGTGATTGTTGCTGCAGTTGTTATTAAATATAATTTGCCTGCATAAGATGTATCTAAAGTTTCAGAACCATAAAGCTCTCCATACTGAACTAGTTTAGCTCTTTCATGAACCATAGCTGTGTTGGCCAATTTTGTACTATTATCAAATGCAACTTGAGTAGGTGCAGTTGGCGCACCAGTAAAAGATGGATTTGCTATTGCGGCTTTATTAACTAAAGTTGAACCAATTTCATCAAGTATATTTTCAACATTAGTTCCTGTGTAATAGTTGGATGCATCAGCAACTGAAACAGCTGATGCTATTGGATATACAGTTGGATTAGCGAATTCTAAACCATCTTCAGTAGCTTTTACTTTAATAAACTTTCCCGAGTGAGATGAATATGCAGTAGGAGTATCTATTAATTCAAGAAAAGTATCAACTCCTCCTTCGCCACCAGCTGTTGCGCTTAATACACCATCTCCATCAATAATCAGATTGTTACCAACTTTTACTCCACCTAATACCGCCGCGCTAGCAGCAGGAAGATTATAGATAGGAGGTATTGTTGGTTTATTTAATATCGCCGCATCGCCAGATACTGCATTCCAGTCTGGTTGTACATTTGCTTCAGCACCTGCGGCGACACTCGCAAGTTTAGATTTCTCGGCAGAAGAGTAATCTTCAGTTGATAGCCCTTTGCCGACGATCTTATCAACTTTATTTGACATAGCAGTATCGATCAAGTCCGCATTTCCATTAAAGACCTGAATTTCATATGCTTCTGTACTTATTGGTTTTTCCAAATTCAGATTTGGAGTAAAATTAGCCATTTTATACCTCTTGAGCTTCTAGAGCATCAATTCGTTTTATTAATTCATTAATTAGGTTTTGTTGTATTTGAACAGTTTGAACTAAAGGTGCTATCAATTCAGAATATCTGATTCCTTTGTAATGAGCTGTTTGTTCTTCGTTTTGAGAAAAATTAGAACTCATTGTAGGATCAATGTAGACTCCTGCGTCAAAGCCTGTTTCATCCATTGCGCACTTAACTTCTTGTGCAATAAATCCTAAGTGGTCTCTCTTTCCATCTTTCCATTTGTATGTAACTGGTCTCAGTTTCATTATGAAATCCATACCTTTTTCCAAATTTGCGATATCTTTTTTCGCGGTTTCATCTGAGGAGTTAATAGTTGTATCAACAGCCCAAACATCCACCCATCGAGCGCTATTGTAACCTAAGTTATAGGCATTATCAGATCTTGGAACTATACCACCATGAACATAAAGTGCGCCACCGAGATATAGTGATCCAGAAGTGCTATTAGTAAATGATGCTCCACCAATAGTTCCAGATTTCGCTGTAAGGACACCACTTGAGTTAACAGAAAAATTACCTGATCCAATATTGATACTTGTACCTGATAATGTTCCTCCTGAAACTCGACTTGCACTTAGATTTCCTACTGTAATATTTCCAGCGTTTAGATTCGTAACGTTAATTGTGTTACCGTCAATTGTTCCGCCATATAGTCGATCCGCACTCATAGTTCCAGAAGTAATTTTGTTTGCGGTTAAAGTACCAGTTGAAATGTTAGCTCCGTTTATTGTTGTCTGACCAGATGTCGACAAACCAGTAAACGTTACGTAACTATCAATATCCAGTTTTGCTGAGCTTATTCTTATAGATTCGGGAGATAAATTAATTGAACTTAATAAGTTATCTTGGCTAACTTTTAAACTAATTTCAGCGTTAGCTTTATCTACCATGATCTCAGCATTTCTAACTTTTTGAGCTAGGCTTGGAGTAAACTGATATTTTGTATTGTTTAGACTTAATGATCTAGCTTTAAGGTTACCGTAAAGCCCACCGTCAAACCTGATATTGAAATCATAAATTGGGGTATATATTAACCCTTCATTCATTTTATATATTCCAACGAAGTCACCTAGTTCAAGATATGGATAACCTCGATACTCTATTGAATAAGGTGTATATTTAAATTCTTTAACTTCTGAAAACATTGCATTAATAACACTTAATCGTTTAGCTTCTGTATTAATAAATGGATTATCGATAATTGATACTTCAACAATTCCATCTTGAGAAACCATTGCGGCGTCATTCAACGTATTATTTTCACCATCAACTTGACTAATTTTTAAGACAAGAGTATTTACACCACCTGATTTAAAACAATCTTCATAAAGCTTTAGATTCCAATAGTTATTCTTATTTATAAAATCGAGTGTACTGTTACCTAGAAAACCTAATTCTTGATGGGCATATTCAGATAATTCGTCATGATCGTAGTTTGACAAAGTTAGATGATTGGTTGAAAAGTCAGCTATTTTTGAAAATGCTTTTTTAAATTCAATCTTATTGGTGCTTTGATTTATCACAACATATGAAAGGGTAAGCTCAGCGATTCTGTTAATGATTTCTTTTGCGCTTACCTCATCATTGAAAGGTTTTGATTGCACTGGGAATGCGCCATTAAATAAGCTTGAATTTTCTAATTCTAAGCCGCAATCTGCAAGGACATTTACTAAATAATTAAATAGAGTTACTGGATAGCTTATAGAACTTGTGATCAAAGTATTCAGTTTGTAAGTATAGTCAACAGCAACAATCTTAGTCTTATCATTTGTATCGTCATAAACCAGCTCTGTAATAAGAAAGTTTTGATATTTTACATACTCTACTAGATCGTCAGTTTGGATTCCAATGTATGGAACTAATACTTTTTCTGTTGATCTATTTATTAGTCCAGTTTGATTTCCAAGTAACTCAGCATTTAGTGTTATTGCGGCGATGGATCCTAAGATTCTATCGTTTACAAATGCCGATCCACTTATGTCAATTTTGATTATTGAATCTTCATTAAATAATAAAGTTCCGTAAGAGTCTGTAATTTCGATTTTGCCGTGAGAATAAACATTCAATTGCTTAATTGCGTTTTTAAATTCGTTTGAAACAATTCTCATATCTTTCTCTTAGTACTCTTCCAGACTAATGCTGAAAGGGTTGTAAAGAACTTCTGTGTTTGATTCGTTCTTTATCCAATATGGAGAAAACGAAATACCTGAATGAAAGAACGTACCAGTTTTTATCTCATTGTTAAGGATATTCTCATATTCTATTTCAAAAGAATCCTCACTTATTAAGTTTAAAATTTCTTGTAGTTGAATTTTATTAGTTGCAGGGAAAGTTAATTGAAACTTCATTTTTTTAGTTAATAAGTTTCGGAGTAACAAACCCGATGCAGCACGATAACTATTCTTTTCAAGTGTGTGTTGTGTCACTGTTATTGAAGCTGGAACAGGAGGAACAAGATTATTAATTTTTAATATATTGTATATTTGCATTATTAGTTCCTCCTATATTGCCGTGATTAAAGAGCCAGTTGATCTACCTGCTCTATTGATAGAATTAATAAGTGAATTACCAACGAGTACATCATCAAGATATATATTCACTGGGACACTTTCGCCACCATTATTTGTGTTTAAAACAGCTGAAACAGCTTGTGCTACGCCTTGTGAAACTGCTGAAATGATTTGATCGTTATTAACGACAGCTGATCTATTACCCATCATTCCAACAAGTTCGGGACCACTTTCTCTTGCGATAAATAGAGAACCCGAATTTGGGAAACCACCATCTTCAAATAAAGGTATAGGTTTAATCGAAATATTGATTTCAGGTATTTTACCTGTCACTTTACCTACTGTATTATTCCATCCTTTAATTAGACTGTTTATTGGTGCTAGGAATGCTTGGATCATTACGTTGATTCCACCGATTATGAAGTTCAATAAACTTATGTACCCGTTAGCTATTCCTTTAAAAACGTTGGAAACGAAAGTGCCTATCTTACCAAATACTTCTGATACATTTGTCCATAATTTTTTAGAGAACTCAATGATGCTATCCCAATTTTTCCATAAGAGTACGCCTATTGCTATTAGTGCGGCGATCCCGCCAATAATTAGTAAGATCGGTGCAAGTGCTAATCCAGTAGTAACTCCGAACAGAGCCATGATTCCGTTAACCATTGATACTACTTTTAAACCAATAAAAGCGCCAGTCAATGCACCAAGTACAGGTAGTAACCAACTTGAGTTATCTATAACCCATTTAATAGAATTACCAATAAATGTTAGTGTTTCTCCAAATGACTTAAATATCGAATCTTTATTTTCTAAAACCCAATTTGCAAAGTTTTGTAAATAAGGAATAAGTTTTGAACCTATCTCATTTACCAGTCCGCCAAATAAAGCTTTTAACTTATCAATGGTGTCCCCTAAAGCCGCACCTGAATTTACAGATTCATTAGACATTACAGCACCAAGTTCAACTGCTTCTGTTCTTAATTTAGAAATACCGCTTGCGCCTTCATTTAATAAAGGTGCTAGATCCGCATAAGATTTTCCGAATAAATCATTAGCAAGTGCATTTCTTTGAGTTTCATTATCCATATCTGCAAGCTTTGAAATAACCGCTTCGAATGCACCGCTTGCGTCTAATCCAGATATATTGATACCTAGTTTTTTATATGCTTCCGCCGCAACTGCACCACCATTTGATGCTTCTGCGAATACAGTTTGTTGCTTCTTCATAATTGATTCAAGCTTATCTGCTTCAATTCCTGAGAGTTTCGCCGCATAAGTCCATTTTTGATATTCTTCTGCCGACATACCTACTCTCTTTGATGCGTCATCAATATCACCAGCGGCTTTAGTTGTTTTCATAGCTAAACCTAAAACAGCTCCGCCAGCAACAGTCATAGCTCCTGTAAATGCTAAAGCTATTTTATCTGCGCCAGAATTTAGATCACTGAGTACTTTCTTCAAACCTCTAGTAGATTTCTCAACTTCTGACGTTTCAGCACTTATGATAATTTTTAAAGTTTCTAAAATATTGTCCATTATTTACTCCTACGCTTTGAGTTATTCGCTTCAGCGTATTGTAATAGTCTTTGTTTTACGACTCTCCAATCTTTTTTTTCCGAACGTCCTTCTTCAAGGAGATGTGGATATGCTTCTGATAATGAGGGGAAAGTTGCGTTTTTGTTAATTAGTCTATTTACAGATAAACCTATCAAGTCAGCTAGACGATGATCCATCATAGCTTGAGTACTTAATCGTTTTTTATATCCACTAATAGATACATTTATTTCTGTAATTGTTAGATACCAATAATCTTTTACGCTAATTCCTGATTCAATAGCAAAAGGGAACAGCTCTTCAAAAAGCTCATTAAAGCTTTGTTGAATATTTGAATTGTTCCCTCGTTCGTTCGTTAGTTTTTTGAGTCTACTTCTTTTGGTATTAAGCCACTTACCTTATATATTTCCATAATTAATTCAATGAACTTTACAAATGTAAAGCCGTTGTCTATTTGTTGGTCGTATATTTTAATAGTGTCTTCCATTTTTATTCCAGTTTGTAAAGGTTGTAAAGCATAGTGTAAAACCAGCAATAGCTCCTTTATTTGCGGCATTTGACCTTGATCAATACCGCTGAATATACTCAATGGTGACTTGCCACCGAGTTTATCTTCTAACTGTATAATTCTTAAAGCGTCGAGCTTTAATTTGTATTCATTCCATTCGTAATACATTTTTCACCTATATTTGATTTCGCTTTAAGCGGGATTAGTAATAGTCATTTCACTATTTAAGGAGATACTTAATGAAAAAGTTAATGGTGAGTTCGAACCTACGCCATCAATTTTTACATTGCTTTCGCCTGTAAATGTGAATGTTGTTGAATCGGGAAGTGTGATCTTCCAACTCTTTAATACACCTTCAAACCCAGATAGTATTCTAAATGAACTATTTGCGTCTTCGTTGTTATAAAGGAATTTAAATACTAAATCTCCATAATCTTTTAATCCATTAATATATCTGCGTGATCCATCTGCTAATGTTGTGATTTCCACTTTTTCAACACTGCCACCTAACTCAGGAATTTCCTGTAGATCAGGTAGAACTGTATAAGTGGTTGCAGGTATTGCAGAATAGCTTAGCTTAATATCTTTACTTAATAAGCCTGTTCCAATTGTCATTTTTAAACCTCGTTGTAGCCAGTTGCTACATATCTTAATACTTTTATAATTTGTGTTTGATAATTAGTTTCAAACGATGAATATCTTGAAAAGCCAATAGCTTTCAGTGCTATATCAATTGCTTTTGATGTGAGAATTATTTCGTCCATAGAGTAACTCCAGATTTTAATCTCGAATCTCAATGTTGAATACTCAATTGTGTCACCAACTACCAGGTCGCAATTTTCTATTTCTTTATAAGTAATTGCAGGGAGATCCACTTCCTTCTTAAAAACCTCATAATAAACATTTAAATCAGTAGCAGACTTTATTGCTGTTACTAATGATTGTTTTATGTCGATCACTTTAAAATTTCCCCCAGCTGCTTTTTCATTTCTGAGCTAATATCATTTCTTATTTCTGCTCTATTTTTTTCGAGAGCAGGCATTAAATAAGGCTGTGGGTTTTGACCTAAACCTAATTCAACTTTTGGTGCATATTCGATACTTGTGCCAACTTCACCAGAGTTTTCACTAACATTATGGGTAATGCTCTCTCTTAATAATCCAGTATCAACAGGCGCAAATATTTTCGCGTCTCTTTCTACCCTTAAGCATCCTTTAAGAATGCCAGCAGTCAAATTAATTGCGGCGATTCTTTCGAGTTTTTGATTTAGTTTATCTAAATTTTTAATTCTATTCATATTTAGTAAGAAACAATGAAATGTAAGATGTTCCTTTATTTCCAATGTCTGTAATTAAATAGCGTTGTTGGTTATCGTCTTTTATGACATCTCCAATTTCAATGCTCGTATTTTTTGTAATACCACAAAATGGACTTAAGTCGTATGAAGGATTTAAGTTATCATGACTTGGTACATTTTTTATTATTGCTACATCTATATCAGATATAAAAGTAAGTGAGTCAATTTTTACACCTAATGAATCAAAGGTATTTGTAGGACGATATAATTCAAAATATTTCATTCTTGAACTTATCATATAGCTTTGATTTTGCGGTAACTCTTAAGAGCTTTTAATATTGGCAGAGGGTAATCTGCAATATAAGTTTCCGCAACAGTAGCGATTGTTAGACTTGCTATTCCTTCGTTACCAAGTCTTAAATAATTCGCTTGAATCATTCGCGCAATTAGATTCACATCCTGAACAACATCAATATTCTTTGTTTCAAGTATTGCGTCATTAATAGAAATGCTTTCTAGTTGTTCGAATAGTTCGGTTTGGCTACTCGTATTAATATTTAGTAATATTTTTGCCAATTCTATGGAATTGTAATTTATTTCCATTTTTAACCTCTATGGAGAGAAGGGAAGGATTTCCCTTCCCTTAGTATTTTTAAACTGCGGCGCGAACGATTTTAACAACTTTTGTAGCGTCTGTTAACGCAACTAAGTGAACTTTTCGCATAATGATTGTGTTTGTGCGAATTTCAGCTTCACGTTTTTGTTCGATTTCACTTTCTTTCTTAACGAATAAAGTTACTGCATCAGGATGTGCAACATATGCAGCATCTACTGGAACAAGTTTTGAAACAATTACAGGTAGTCCAGCGATTGTACCGATTTGACCGTTGAATAGGATTTGTCCAAATTGTGCTGCTTTGAAATCTGGATCTTTTCTGATAGCTGCTTTTAGGTCAGTGCCGATTAATACGTATAAACCTGCTTCGTCTTCAAGATTCATTTTGGAAATTGCATCAACAACAGTGTCGTATGAAATTGCGCTTAATTTTGCGTATTCTTGTGTTAATGTTGCTTTTGCTAGTTCTGCAAAGAACTTAGTGTTTAGGTCATTAACCATATATTCTGAACCACCTTTCATTCCCATATCAACAACAGTAGGATCTTGTAAGAATTGTTCGTCTGTATAATCGAATACTTGCTGTGAAACAACAACTTCGTATTGTTCAGGAGTGAATGATACAGCTCCTCTAATTGTGTTTGCATTACCTTCAGTTACATCTTGTACTGCACCTGTGTATGTATAACGATTAATTTTTTTAATTAAACCCGCTT